CGTCAACATCCTGGTATTAACTATCATGGCACTGTTTCTAACGAAGAGGTAAGAGAAGCACTCAAGAAGTCTCACATCTTCGCATATCCATCTATTTGGATGGAGACTTCTTGTATTGCAGCGATTGAAGCTATGAGTGCTGGTTGTGCAGTGGTTTGTCCTAACTATGGTGCATTACCGGAAACAACTGGTGGTCTTGCGACTGTATACCCATGGTCAGAAGATACTAACTATCACGCAAATCAATTTGCAAATGTATTGAAAGTGGTGATTGATAATTACTGGCACGAAGGCCTGCAAGGTAAGCTGAGATTCACCAAGACCTATGTAGACAATCTATATAACTGGGACACTCGTATCGAAGAGTGGGTTGCTTTGTTGAGAAGTTTATGATTAATATTTTCATAGGGTATGATACGAAAGAAGAAGTATCATACCATGTACTTTCACAAAGCATACTGAAGAATAGTACCTCTCCGGTTTCTATTACTCCAATATATCTTAATAATATAAGAAAGTACTTTTGGAGAGAAAGATCGAATTTGGAATCTACTGAGTTTTCTTTCAGTAGATTCCTTGTTCCTTTCCTTATGGGTTATGAAGGATGGGCTCTATTCATGGACTGTGATATGCTTATGCAAGCTGACATAACCGAACTTTGGGAAATGAGAAGAGATCAATATGCGGTACAGGTTTGTAAGCACGACTACACGCCTAAGAACGATTCTAAGTTTTTAAATCAGACACAAACAAAATATGAGAAGAAGAATTGGTCTTCATTTATGTTAATGAACTGTGAGAAATGTAAGGCCTTAACTCCGAAATTTGTAAATACCGCAACTGGTCTAGAACTACATCAATTCAAATGGTTAGAATCAGAAGATTTAATAGGAGATATTCCTCTTGAATGGAACTGGTTGGTTGGTGAATATGATGTTATAGACCACCCAAAGAATCTTCATTATACTTTAGGTGGTCCATGGTTTGACGATTTTAAAAATTGTGACTATTCGGATGAGTGGTCATCAACTGCTCGCGAACTAACCGCCTTTTACGACGATAGTATTAACATTACATAGTTTTATTTTTTCTTGCCACCATTCTTCCGATTTTATGGTTAAATGTGCGTTCATTCCGTTAGGCAATTTTTTTACAGCAGGCACTTTTGAAATTTCAAAATAAACTGCTTTAGTAGCATAGTTGAAGATATCATTCAAAACATATTCTACAGAATTTTCCGGAATATGTTCCATCACATCGGTACATATCACTAGATCATATTTTCCTTTAGGTTTTTCACTGAAAGGTTCAAAACCAGGATCATATAAAGTTGGGAATGGAATATTCCATTTTTCGTGAAATTTATGGCCAAACCATCCTAAAGCTTTACCACAACCATAGTCTAGAACAGATTCTATTTCTAATTCATCTATTAGATTCTTAATATCATTTTCGTGAGGCAATAAAGAATGTCCGTTAAATTTTGAAGGGTTCTTATGTACTTGTGCATGTAACTCTATACCTTCTTCTAAAGTTAACATTAAACATTTCCTCCATGCATTTGTATTACAGTCCTATTAATATAAGGTTGTTCATACAATAAAGTATATATCAATTTTGAAACTTCACTGGCCATTATGAATCTTTTCATAGGATGACTTTCTCTTTTTCGTATCAGATTTTCTATATCTGTTCTTCTTTGAGTCATACCAGAGTCTTCTATAATTGAGGGAGCAATTCCTACAAGTTGTTGTTTCGGCTTTCTTAATTCCTTTCTTTCAATATATTGATTAACCAAGGCCTTGGTTAATGCATAAGTGTCGTCATATGATCCTGCAAATCCACTATAAGAACTTATTACACAAATTCTAGCTTCATCATTATGTTCTATGATCTTATCGCACATTTCAATTACGCTAGTGAAATTTGTATACATACTATGTTCTTTTTCTTCTTTTGTTAATTCATATGATTTCTTGGGGTACATTACTCCGTGACAAAAGACATATCTATCTGCATCTAGATGATTATCTATTTCTTCTGTTCTTATTTCAGCAACATTCTTTCCGCTTGGTGAAATTATATATTTAAAATTTTTGGCTATGGTGGTTTTATGACCTGTGACAACAACTTTTTTATTCATTAATCATTTCCTTCACGGTTCTTTCTGCTTCAATAACGGCATCAATTTTACCAGAACGAATACGAATTAACTTATCAGATAATCTGACAACATCGACCAACCTAGTATCTGCTGCGCTCAGTGGCATTGCCCTGATACTCGTCATCACATCTATTAATTCATATTCTTTTACCTTTGGATAAAAATGTGCCATACTATCGATCATGTTATGAGCTCTTTCCTTTAAATCTTCTTCATTATATGTTTCTAAAAGATTTTTCGCTTCTTCGTATGTTTTACATTCTTTCGATAGAGGAGACCATTTTGCAGAAGATAGGCTAGATAAATTCTTTTCTTCGTTCCAAGGATATAAACTAGGAAATGGTCCATCCATAATCGTGACTGCTTTCCAAGTTGGACCTTTTAGTTGCGGAACTATACAAGGTTCAAATCTATCTACTCTAAGATTATCACTTGCACAAAAGGTACAATCAATAACTAAATCATATCCTTTATCTTCCCAGGGATCTTCATCTGATCCTAAGTGTAGATGTATATTATTTGAAAGTTCTTTTTCGAAATGTTCTTTCGCTTTTTGCACCACAATATGTCGTTCGCCTATCATAACAGCGCCTTCAACATTTTGTAATCCATATTCACTAGGTTCATGTATTGTTAACATTTCTATTTGATTTTTAAGAACTAAAGAATAAGTGCCGAAATCAATTAATGAATTGTCTTTTGCAATTGCATAGATATTACATTCTACGCCGCGTGTGGTATGACCATAGTGTTTCATAAAATCTTCTCTATGATTATCACATGCTTGTTGTGTAATCATAGACCGAGGATAATGAGGTGCGCCTAAATGAAGTCGAGCTGGGATATTTCCAGAAGCTCCTGAAAATATTGTATTTGATTTATCATATAAATGCACTTCATAAAGAGGAAAATCTTTTAAACTAGCCGCTAAATGACAACCAAACCAACCAGCACCTACAATTTTTATTTTCATTTGTAAAGTACCACCTTATCGGTTTTCCAACTTTCGTTGTTATTTTTGTATTGTTGACTAACATCTTTTCTTTTTCCTTTCCAATGAACAATTTTTTCGGCGAGAATGGAATAAGGAAATACATGTAGACCCTTTTCCCCATTAGTTGGATTTAAATTCTTCTTTTTAATATCTTTTATACTATCAATAGCAACATCCCACGCAAATGCAGAATGCCATTCTTTTTGTTCAAAGATGGTATAGTCACAATACAGGCTTGCAAATTTGTTCATCGCTTCTCTAGTTTTTTCATTTAGTCTAATAGCAAAGAATCCTATTTCAGTGTGAATAGGTTTACGGAATAAAGACGCAACGTCATTATCACCCAATACATATTCTATCCATTCTTCATTAACATGATCGTGCGTTTCGCAATCAGCATCCATCCAAACTAGAATATCACCATCTTTCCAATGAGAATTCATATCGAGTACAGCTTTAGGTGTAATTCCTTGTGGCATCCATTTGATTGCATGAAATCTCCACATTTCTGAATCTGGTACATTGTTAGGAATAATAGGATTCTTATTCCATTTCTCTAAAAAATTATTAAAATCTGGTATATCATTTAAGTTTAATAATTTAGATCTTTCGAAAGGAAGTTCTCGATCTGTTACTGTTACTATTTCTATATCTTCTTCCCAATTTTCTGTGAAAGTTTTCGCGAAGGTTTCGCCGTATCTTTCCCAAGCATTACCATACATCAAAGTACATACTCTAATCATAATGACCTCTTTTTTCTAATATAATCTCCATCTGGATGAACATCAATAAATTTTAATGTATTGAACTCATCTCTATAATATGTATACGCGCACATTTTTGTTATCCAATCGTCAACTTCTTTTTCCGTAAAATGTTTTATCTCTCCTTCACAAAATTCTTCCCAAGTAGTGCTAATTTCTCTAGCAGGATTATGTTCAGATGTTGTTATAACAGGTGCGCCTAAAACAACTACTTCTGAAGTAGCAGCTGTATATTGGCCAATTAATAGATCACAAGATTCTCTAACATATTGATCAGATATTTGGTTTCTGTGTCTATTACTCATATCTATTTTATGTCTAACAATATAATCAAAACCTTGCCTATCGAGTTCGTTTCTTATTTTATTCACCCATTCTTCTGGAGTTTCATTGAAAAAATTTTTATGATTTTTTGCAGAAGATGGAATAATAAGTGCTTTCTTTTTCTTTAAAGGTTTTGTAGACTTTGTTTCACCCCAAAGTTCAGAAATATCATTTATTAGACCTTCTGATTCAATATTTAATCTATTGTTTACTCTATCTCTATGAGATACATCTACAGGACAATTGGGGTTCATATTCCATCTGTTGTAAGTTATTCTATGCCATAATTTATGACCTATTTTATTCGATGGAGAAACATAACGAAGCCAAGGTAACATTGTGTTATCAAACCAAAAAAATTTAAAGTCTTTCGGTTCTTGGTCGGGTTTAAACATTGTGTCTGGTTCACAACCTGTAAGTACATAAACATCTTCAAAATTTTTAATTTCTGATGGAGATATTCTATGTTTATTTTCTCTCCAATCGTTTCCTTGATAGTTAGGGTCTATCTTCCAATAACCCCAACCTACTCCCTTCATACTAAAAGGATCCATAGGATGTGTCACTGGCCATAACCTCCATATTCAACTTTATTTTCTAGTAGTGACTCATCAAAAGGATAAAACCACCTTGCTTCGTCAAATGCATCCCAAAACAAATCAACCAAATCTTTTCTTGGGTGTTCCTCTGGTACACCTTTAAACCATTCTGGTTGCCAAGGTTGTGTTGGCATATGTGTATAGTGAAGAATCCAAAATGGATCTACATCACCATCATGGCTATTCCATCTTGGATCCAAATCACCAACGACATTATTTTGTATCATTAATTGTATATATTGTTGATGAAAATGATCTACATGTTTCCATTGTTCAGATGGTTGCATGACACCTTTCCATCTAACACAATCGAATAACATCACACAAAACTCTTTACCACCAAACCTTTTACCATCTCTCGCAAGACATAGTTTGCCTTCAGGTATTTCCAAATCAAATAGGTCGCCAATGTCACGGAAGTTTAACATATCTACATCAGTGTAAATAGCCTTACCTTCAAAGTTACAATATTCCGGAATACCCCAACGAAAACCACTAAATGGTGTTGACCATTGTTTATCGTTCCATCCATGCCAAAACTTGTTCTTTTCGTTTAGTCGTGCGTCATTGACTTTACGCATCCATACAATTTCTAAATCTCTTGACGTGTTTTTCCTAAGAGTATGTTCGTATGCTGCTTCTGCTTTAAAATCTTCGCCATTGGCTGAGGTGCCAATAAACATTCTAACCTTGTCATTCATTTCCAACTCACCGTTTTCTTTAAATCGCCTTTATTATGTATTAACCTTTCTGCAAGTATCGTATAAGGATAAACATGATCACCCGGCCTTTTTTCATTTGTAGGATTTAAATTTATCAATTTCAAATCTTCAACACTTTCTAATGCTTTATCCCAAACATATGCAGAATGCCATTCATCGAAGTCGAAAACATCTCCGTTTATATAATAATCACTAAAAGTTTTTAAAACTTTTCTAGTCGATTCGTTCAAACGCATAGCATAAAAACCAATTTCTGTATGTTTTGGTTTTCTAAACAATGCAGCAACATCACCATCTTTTAAAATACTTTGAATCCATTCTTCATTAATCGAATTCGTCGCGAGTGTATCTGCGTCTAGCCATACAAAAATATCACCATCTACCCAATGTTTATTATATTCAAGAACAGCGTTTGGTGTTAAAGCTTGTGGTAACCATTTCTTCCAATCAAACTTCCAAAATTTGTCTGGCGGTGAACTGGGGTAAGTCGGGTTATGTTTTTTTAAAATTTTTAGATATTCGGTAACATCTTCAAGAACTATGTTTTTTGCTCTTTGAAAGTTAATTTTTTCAAATATTTTTTTATCGACTACGTTATAAATTTCTATATCTTCACTACAATGAATTGAAAATGTGTGTGCAAAAAATTGACCGTATTCTTCCCAAGCATTACCCCACATTAAAGTACATATTCTAACACTCATTTATAAAACCAATCCTCAACTTCTTGATGTTCGCCAAAATTTTCTTCATATAATTTATATCCATAATCAAACATCATTTCTCTAATTCGGCTACGACGAGAATCATCATATCTATTTTCCCAATTACCTGATTCTATAGTCCATAAACCGACTTCATAGTCCCATTTAAATCCTTCAAAAGCATCTTCTTCTGCGCCTTCAACATCCATACTTATATAATCTATGTATTTTGGAGCATTATGTTCTCTAAGCAAATCAGATAGGGTAACTGTTTCTACCATAACAGGTGTTTGGTGTGTGAACCTATCTTGATATATTGATCCAAGTCCATTTCCCGCTGCTGAAATATAAAAACTTAGATTTTGTTTAGACGATTTATAAATTGCACGATAATCTTTAACACTATTATTTCTTTCACAGTTTACTAATTTATGAATATTCTGCGGTGAACATTCAAGTAAAATTCCTTTCCAATTAAGTTTCTTTTCTAGGTAGTATCCATTAGAAGTTTTGATTCCATCTCTTGCGCCAAGTTCTACAAAATAACCGTCGCGTTTTCCTTTTGTCATTTGTTCAACCCAAAGGTCTTGTTTAAATTGTGATTTACTATTCACTTACTTTTCCTCTAATAAAACCAGGAGTTTCGTATAGATTATAAGTTGGTTGAGTTTTAGGACCTTTTGATCTACCTACACTTGACTCCTTTTCTTTGCCTTCTCTCATATATGGAGCCACAACAACTGGTGGATCACACGCTTGCATTTTAAGATTTATATATTTTCCAACGTGGTGTTCTTTTAACCTAAGAAATATCCATTGATCTATACTATCACAAACTCCCAATGTTTCAACATGTTCAATTAATTTACGTGCGGTATTTGGAGAAATAGCATATGCATGTGAACCAGCATGATGTTCTACTTCAAAAAAAGACATAGGTTCGCCGGGAAATTTATAACTCTGTAATGAAGATAATCTCGGACCCAGTAAAACAATTTCATCATCTAGTACAGGTAAACCTAGAAAATTAACAACGGGCCTAGCATCATGCTCTAGAATAGCTACACCGACATTTAACTCAACACATAACCTCCACATAGCAATATGACTACAGAAATTAGACGCTGTTCCTGATCCATTTGGTCCGTGTTGACCATTAGTTAGTGTTGTTTTTTTTACATTTTGATCTGCATAAGCTTTTTCAGAAACAACATGATCGTAATTGTTAAACGCAATATGTCCTAACTTATATTTCCTACACTCTTCTACAAATTCGGAATATTCTAATTTGGATATTTCATTATTAGGCATATATCCATAAATAACTTTCGTTATCACATTTTCGTTCATTTAAAATCCTATACTTTCTCCACACCCACATGTTGTTTTCACATTTGGATTCTCTATCACAAATGATTGTGAAAAGATTGTGTCTTTAAAATCTAAAGTAGAACCTTCGAGATACATCATGCTCATTGGATCTACCACCACTCTTTCTCCTATGTATATATCATCTTCTTCAGGTTTAGATATATCAAAGTTATACTTAAATCCGGTGCAGCCACCACCTTGTATTTCTACACGAAATACTTTATCCGATTCGAGTACACAATTCACTCTTTTCTGTGCAGCTTCTGTGATGTTCATAGTCTTTTCGCTTTTCTTTTCTCAAACCAATAATCAATTGATTTTTTTGCACCATAAACTAACGCCATTACTACAAGAATAATTGGCAATTCAATATACCATGGATAACCTGTACCTAAAGATACACCACCAACATTTATTCCAGTTGGTTGTTCTGCCGGTGTTTCAACTGTTATGTGTTTGTTATATGTTACTTGTTCCATTATTGTGATACCATATGTTTGAATTCGTTTACAAGTGTCATGGTATAAACTCCGAGCAAAAAGATATTCATTACAATCAACGACCGATCTTGCCACATCATACCAACGACCGACCACGATAGAAAACAAACCAAACCCACAATCATATTATAAGGAAAAAAATTTGCAGCACTTAATATCGCTGTAATGATACCTGTAATACTACCCAACCACTTTAACCACCAAGAAAAACCTTCTGATGGTGTAGCTTTCTCAACCGTGTTTGTTTCTATTTCTTCCATATTCTCTGGCCTCCACTATATGTTTTGGTTTTCTTCTGTAGTTGCCAATGGTTTCGTTGTACCATCCATCTTCTTCCAAAACATTATTCATAAACTGTTGTTTCACTTCCTCATAGTTACAATCACCTCTTGTAATATGAAGTGATACAATACGTCTTTCAAAATTCATCATACCATATTTTTGAATATCTTCCAAAAGTTGATTTGAACTTCCGTAGTATTCTTTCCAATCACTTTCGGTACGAACTCTCTTCTTTTTGCCACGAACTTTACGAATGTTATAGAAATACTTTCTACCAATGTATCTCTTATTGTTTAACTTATTCGTAATACAATAAACAAACCCTTCGAACTTTCCTATCTGGTCTGTATCGAAGGGTTCGTTATTAAACAGCCAGGGATTGTCATATGTCAATCCCATTCTTCATCGTCTAGAGAATCGTCAAAATCAGGTTCCCATGGCATTTTATCTTCATCAAATACTTCTGTAGCCAAACTACCACAGAATGGACAATACTTTGATTCTTGTACTTCGTTATGATGGAGTTTAAACATTGCACCGCATTCGGTGCAGTTAAATGATTGTACTATGAGATCTTCATTTGACATAGATTCTCCTTTATGTTGCCCAGACCTCCGACCAATCACCTGTCAAAGCGCCTTTGGCGTAATCGGTACTCCGATTCTCAAAGAACGATGTATGGATTGGTGCGTTGACCATTTCTTCTACCCAGGGTAATGGATTCTTTTTCACTTTAAATATACCTTTCATTCCCATTGAGATAAGTCTTCTATCTGCTATATATCTAACATAAGATTTTACTTCTTCTTCTGTTAGATTTTCCATTTGTCCCATTGTAAATGCCAAATCAATGAACTTATCTTCTAGTTCTACCATCTTTGTTGCGATGGTATATATTTGGCTCTTTGTTTCGTCGTTCCATACTTTACGATTTTCTTCCACATATTCACGGAACAATCGAATCATACCTTCTGCGTGTTGCGTTTCATCTACAATCGACCATGTGACAATCTGACCCATGCCTTTCATTTTACCATGGCGTGGAAAGTTCAACAACATGATAAACGATGAGAACAACGCAAGACCTTCTGTAAAGGCACTTGTTGCAGCCACATTAATCGGAATCGAATCAGAGTTAAATGATGTAAAGTAATCATGTTTCTCTTTCATCGCATCGTATTCGTAGAACTCATTGTATGTAGACTCAGGCATACCGAGTGTTTCGATCAGATGTGAGTATGCTGCAATGTGTAGTGCTTCACGAGCCGCAAATCCAAGAAGCATCATACGAACTTCTGGTTGCGGAAAGTATGGAAGATAGTTATTCACATAACCAGATGCTACATCAATATCAGACTGCGTGAAGAAGCGAAAAATCTGTGTAAGAAAATACTTCTCTTCCTGTGACAATCGATTCTTCCAATCCTTTACATCTTCCAACATTGGAACCTCAGTATGTAACCAGTGAGATTGTTCGTGTGTGAGCCATGCGTCATAGGCCCATGGAAAACTAAACGGTTTGAAGTAAGGTCTTTCTTCTGTTAATCTAAACTGCTGCGCCATTCGTTTCTTGTTCCTTTATATCTTTCGTTTAAAGTTTTTTTCTCTAATGTGATTTTTGATTCGCCATAACCATCACCAGGTTCAATCGATATTGGTTGTGGGTCTGTCATATTAGAAAACAGATTATCTGTGTGTGTGATCTTTAGATTGTCCTTATAACCCACAGTTTCACGCACAATATCATTATGATTAAACTCAGCCCAATATAGTTCAAAGGCCACTGTATCTTCAAGTGCTTCGAACTGATGAAACTCACCAGGCTTGACCTGTGTAAAATCACCTGGTTCAAGTATCGTTTCATCTATAAGGTCGTAATCATCTTTCCATACACGAATCAGAAGTTTACCGGATTCTACAAAGAACCCATTCCATTTGAACTGGTGTTTATGTTTTGAACAAACGCCACCCTTTACAGTTTCAATACGATGAAACTCAAGTACACCATTAGCGTGTAATAGTTTTGTTTCACCCCATACTTTACCAGACTTCATTATTTGATTCCTTTTAAACCTTTTTTAACATCCCATGTCCACTTACCATTTAGAGGACGAGAAGAGACAGAAACGGAAACTTTGTGTAATTGTATCGAAACTTTTTTACTCACTTACCTTGACCTCTATACTTTTTATAACTGCGCCGCGCACTCTTATTCATAGACGATGTTTTGATATGAGCATCTTTTCCACCGATGCTCGTTTTCTTATGAAAAGTATTTCGCTTTGTTTCATTCACTTTAGCCATTATATTCTCCTATATTACCAACCGGAAGGTTTCTTTGTAACTACTGGCGGATTTGCCTTTTGTGCCACAGAATTTTCTAACTTCGTATTAAACTCAGCTTCGGTCATTTGTTCTTCGCCGTCACCAAACTTAACACTCTTTACCCATTGTAACACTTGATCTTTTGTTAAAGATTCAAATGCCGTGAAGTCAGCTGCATCCGGTGCCGGCATTGTTTCAACACCAATACTGCGAACACTCACACCATTTTCATCTACTGCTGTACATTCCCAGTGTACATTAGAAACTACATCAGTGAGTCCGTCTTGACTCTTTACTACATCCATTGTTAGGACATTCCAGGTCATTGTTACTGCCATTTTCTTTCTCCTCTTCTACTTCATATACAAACTCATAAACAGGTTGTTCCTTTTCCTTCACGAAAAAGGACTTTAACATATACCAATATAGGTATAAATACATTTTGATTTTTTTCATAGAAATCCTAAAACCTCTTTCGCAATTTTTTGGTGACCCTTTTCATTAGGGTGAAAATCTCTATATTTAGGACATATAAGTTCACTCTCATCTAATTCTAGAATGTTTGCTCCTAATTCCTTTATGAGAGGCCAACCATAAAAATGTTCTTCATCTATATTTTGAAAATATGGATCTTTAATTAAGGTTGTAATTACTTTTAGTTTCATTTTTTTAAGTTGTAGTTTATCCTCTGAATCTCGATAGGTCATGATCGGCGGATCTCTTTGTTTAAAGATTTCAAAAAAAGGTATCATTGATTCTTCAACATTCATTAAAGGAAAAAATTTATATTTTATATTCCTGCTCTTTAGAAATTCTTGTAAAAGAAATATATTTCGTATGACGTTGAAAATATTTACTTTTCCGTAAGCAACTTTCTTTTCAAATTTCTGAATATCATCAAGATCCGGTAAGACCCAACGAGCATTAATATCCATTAAATTGCCGCCTTTATTATTAACCGATTTTAAATCTTGGCCGGTGGGATCCCAATATCGAATTCTTTCTCTTGAGAATTCTGATAGTCCTATCAAAACCATTTCTATATCATCATGGCCATTTTTGAATATATAGTTTATTGTACTATCCACAATACGTTCATTACTAAAACCACACACAGCTAGATTAACTAATTTCAAATCCAATTGTTCAGATACAATTTCTGGCCATTTTTTATGTTTAGGCAATTTATATAATATATTACCATCTTTGTCACGATTCATTTTTAGATTATTAGCAACTATTTCATGTGTATTATTACCAGTTGAAGTAAAACTACATCCCGATACCAATAATTTTTTCTTAGAAGACTTCATCGTTCAATAAAATTCAAAATATCTTTTGCTATCATTTGATGACCTCTTTTATTAGGATGTCCATCCATTCCATCTTTTATGACATTCCTAGGTAAAGGAATAAAAGATGGTTTTCCTCCAAGTTGTGTGAATACAGGCCAACCGTGAAAATTTTCTCCGTTTATTTGATTAAAAAATTCGTTATTAACAACTCTTCGAAAGAATTGTTTATTCGAATAGGATGAATGTATATTATCAAAACGTAATAAAGAGAAAAATTTATGTTCGATATTCCTAATTTCTAAAAATTCCTGTAAAAGAAATATAGTTTTAATATCTTGTTCGATTTTCACTATTCCGAATTTTTTTCGAAATTCTTGCCATAAACTAAGATCATCCTGCGGCCGGCCGCCGGTTCTCCATGTAGTAATATTCATTTTATATTTTTCAGGGGGTTTAAAATATGAGGTCTTGTCAGCAGTTTCAAAAAGAAACCTGTTAAATTCTGTCCATCCTACTAAAACCATTTCTATATCATCATGGCCATTTTTTAAAATATATTCCATTAAAGATTCTGCTATTCTTTCGTTCGAATTTCCACACCTAGCTAGATTAACTAATTTCAAATCCAATTGTTCAGATACAATTTCTGGCCATTTCTTAAATCTGTAATCATAACCTTCTAAATATTCACCATGAACTTCTTTTATTGGAACGTGAGAATGTTCTCCAGATGCTGTGAAACTACAACCCGATACCAATAATTTTTTCTTAGAAGACCCTAACATTGTATTTCCTTTGAAAGTTTAAAGAATCAGTTTCGTCATTTACTAATGGTTCATCCTTTATATTTAATGATGTATTTAGAATCATAGGACATCCGGTTTTGTTATACCATTCTTCCAATATAGGTCTAATCACAGACTCGCAATCTTTCTTTACTACCTGAACTCTTGCCGTTCCGTCAAAGTGTGTCACTGAACTATAATCATGTTTGGATTTTGCTACAAACTGCATGTATTCGTTCATAGGTCCTTCAAAATATTTATCAGCAAATTCTTCTAGTATTGCTGGAGCAAATGGTCTAAATTTTTGCCTTCTTTTGATTGTGTTTACCGTGTCTTTAATATCATAACGAGGGTCACCAATCAAAGAACGATTACCTAATGCCCTTGGTCCAAACTCAGCCTTTCCGTTAGCAACACCACATATTTTATGTTTTAATAAGTATTTTACAACATCGTGAGGGTTAATACTTCCTGTTATATTGTAACCTAAGTAAGCATTTTTCCATTCAATCTTCTCTTTTTTCACTAATGCGGCCGCACCCAAAGAACTTCCCGCATCACCAGGCGAAGGCATTATCCATATATTTTTGTTCTTAATCTTTGAATTTGCTACACAGTTTAACGCACATCCTCCCATTATAACTAAATTCTCATGTTTACATAAATCAACTAACTTCAAAAACTCATCTTCGTATAATTTTTGCGCTGACGCCGCTAAGTCTTCTTTTCTTGCTTCAGGTAATAAATTTCCAACACCCTTATGATTATTTCTATGTAATAAGAATTTTAAATCATGTATTGGTGAACCGTATGCAGCCATACCCATTGTAATATATTCATCACGATTGGGTTTTAAACCTATCCTCTGTGTTATCGCTGAATAAAATAGACCCAGAGAGTATGGATACCACCAAGAACTTATTTTCTTTAACTTGTTATTTTCTCCTCGCCATATAGAAATGGTATCCCATTCTCCTATTGCATCAACTATGAGTATATCACATGTGTCAAACTTTGATGTATAATATCCTGCAGCGGCATGTGATTCATGGTGGCCAAATGTAAAATCATACGATTCTTCCTGCTTTTTCCACTTCTGCCCAAAAATCAGACGCCTAAAATTCTTTTTAAAACTTTTTTCATAGAAAGCAGTAACATCAGGTTTATAAAAACGTTTTAAATCTATAGAAATTTCTTTATCATTTTTAACTTTACTATACCTTTCTGCGTGAGAAGCAAAAAGTATTTTATTATCTTTTAAAAAAGTAAAAGCAGCGTCATGATATCCTTTTGAAATTCCTAATGTAATCATCGTGTATAACTATCTAATAGCCAGTTCTTTATCTGTTTTTCAACTAAGTTGTGCATCACAGGATAGTTTTTTCTATGCCGCATTTTGAATAACTGTTTATGTAATGTTTTATAGATTAAATTTAACTCATCTGTACTTAGATTCCACAAAGCACATGATTCTGGCTCCAATATTGTATTGTACCATAAACCCACATCATTTTCATGAGACCATTTTCCTATATCTAACATTTCGTCCCAATTTTGTCTCATTGGATTTACTGCTATGGTTAGATTTCTTTTTCTTTCTTTACAATAGTTGTTGAAATATTCAAAATTAGCCAACCATTTATCTAAATTACCATTCACCCTTATTTTTTCATATCTTTCCTTTATCAAACTATCGACAGATATATTCAATATCACATTAGTTTTTTCTAATAAGTCTTTAACCTTTTTTGTTAGAACAGTACCATTGGTAGCAAATGATACTCTACAGGCAGGATTCATTTCCGAAATGTCTTCACATATATCATAAACTAATTTGTGTGTGAAAGGTTCACCTCCGTTAAATCGTATTTCCTCCAAATGAGGTATGAACTCTTTTAATTGTTCTCTTAACGCGTCATTGTATACCTGTTTGATTG